GCCTTAACTGGCTAGACCTAGGTAAAATGTTATTGATAGCACTTATCACATTTTTACTGAACTGGCTACAAATCGAGTTCGTGCCTTTGCTTAATGTTTCGCCTGAAACAAGAACTCTTATCAGTGGAGCAATAGCTTATTTGGCTAAAAACTTTTTTACTAAACCGAGCGAGTAAAAAAACTAATTCCCTCTTAAAATCGAGAGGGAATTTTTTATTATATTTGAAAGAAAAAATCACTATGACAATATTAGAAGTTTTAAAAAGTATCGGCATTGAAGTTCCTCTTTTTATAGGCGGATCGGCTGGAGCGGTTACTTTTTTAACAAAACCGAATAAAATGACTTATTTTCAACAATTTCTAAAAGTGCTGGGCGGTGGACTTTCTGCGAATTACTTAACGCCGCTAGTTTTGAAACTTCTTTTTTTAAGCCAAGAATTCCAGTATGGTGTTTGCTTTTTGGTTGGGTATTCTGGGTTAAAATTTGTCGAGGTTATAATTAATTATTTTTATAATAAATTGAAAAAATGAAAACATTACAAATTGTGATAGCGTTAATCGCCATCACTTCTGAAAAGATAGGTGATTTCATTATTTACAAACTAAACATAGATATGTTTTTGACAGCAATAGTGGACGGGTTTTTTGAGTATTTGAGTAATATTTTTAAAATTAAGAAATAAAATGGCATTACCAATTCCAAATTTTATATACCGAGACGCAACGACAATCATTAATGAAATGATTGCGGATTATGAAGCACGCACGGGTAGGACTTTAGAGCCTGCACAAGTCGAAACGCTTCTAATTAACGGTTTTGCGTATCGTGAATTATTACTTCGAAATCAGATACAGGACGCAAGTTTGCAGAATCTTGTTGAGTATGCGAGATTTCCGATGTTAGACCATTTAGGTATTTTGGTTGGCGTAACTCGTTTGCCCGCTGAACTTGCTGAAACGACATTGTTGTTGACGCTTGTTTCCGGTCACGGAGACGTGGTGATTCCTGCTGGCTTACGTGTAAGTTCTACTGATGGACGTGCGGTTTTTGAACTTGTAGAAGATACTTCAGTATTGACTGGAATTGATACCGTATCGGCTACGTTTATAGCGCAAACGGCTGGTAAATTATCGAATGATTACGCTATCGGTACAGTTTCGGTAATTTTAGACCCTCAACCATATTTAGCCACGGCATCGAATACCAGCGTAACCGTTGGAGGTTCTGACGAAGAAATTGACGAACAGTTACGGGATCGTATAAAATTAGCTCCAAGTGCGTTTTCGAATGCAGGAAGTTACAAGGCTTATGAATTTTGGACTAAATCAACTTCTCCATTAATTATTGATGTGGCCGTGACAAATCCGATCCCTGGAACTGTTGAAATTTTCCCATTGATGGCAAATTTAGCGACTACACCAATTGAAATATTGGATGCTGTAGAAGCCGTTCTGAATGCTGACAGAATAAGACCGTTAACCGATACTGTTTTAGTAACTTCGCCAACGGCTGTAAATACGGCAATTACTGTTGGATTGATCTTATACGATGGAGCCGTTCAAGGTGATATTTTGCCAATAGTACAGGCGAATTTAGAGGCGTTTCGTGATGGAAGAAGGAAATTGTTAGGGCAAGATATTGTAATTGACCAAATTAAGGCGTTATGTATGATTGACGGAGTTTATAAAGCAAACGTTACCGTGCCCGCAAGTGATTTGGTGATAACTGAAACGCAATTTGCAAACATTACAAGTATTAACGTAACCGTTACAGGTACTAATGTAGGGTAATTTTATGTCACAGACTAACGAAAATATTTTAGCCGATTCAATTGCAGGCGTTCCGCACTTGGCTGCGTTCGATGCTATGGTGGCAGCACGTATGAATTCTATTGAATTGGAAGCTCTTTTAGTTTACGTTGTCGATAGCGTTTCGGCTTCGGCATTACCTACATTAGCACGTCAATTTGACGTCGAAGGATTTGTTGGTTATGGTGTAGCAACAAACGATGCGCAGCGTAGGGAAATTATCAAACGGGCTATCGAATTAAAAAGATACATGGGTACTGTTTACGCTATTCGTGAAGCAATGCGGATTTGCGGTTATACGGACGCTATTTTGAACGAAGGAATTGATATGGGTAATCCTGCAATTGACTGGGCAAGATTCTCTATTGATTCTCAATTAGGCGACACAGTAGGTTTGGACGGGGTTTCACAATCGAATTTAGCAAAACTAATTCGTGAATATAAAAATGTTCGTTCGTACCTTGAAGGAATTTCGTATACAATTGGTATCTTTGACACCATTGACCAATTATTTGATGAGTTGAACATAATTTATGAATCGCCTCCATTGTTGGAAGATTTGGGTTATAAACGGTTTTATTATGACGGTGTTTATAATTATGACGGCACGCAAAAATATCTTGAATCTAACGATTCGTTAATAATTAATATAGTATAATCCTATGGAAAAATTACAGATAAAAGGTATTTTTTACCTTGAAAAAATTTGTGCTAAAACAGGCGAAATTTTAGAGGTTTACACCGATAATAATTTAGTTGTGAACGGTGGGCGTACTGCTGTTACTGTATTGTTAGGAGCAGGAACTTCTGGAAAGCAATTGACTCAAATAGCATTCGGAACAAACGGAACAGCTCCGGTTGGAACGGATACGGCAATTACTGGAGCATTCACAAAGGCACTCGGAGCAGTTTCGTACCCTACAATTTCAAGCGTTAAATTTGATTGGACTTTAGGAACTTTAGAAGGAAACGGTTTAGGAATTCGTGAAGTCGGTATCTTGTGTGCCGATAATACTCTTTTTGCTCGAAAAACACGTGCTTTGATTGATAAGAATTCAGATATCATTTTAAACGGAAGTTGGACAATTTCATTCTAAAATTATGGCGAACGTAACAGAAACATCACAATGGGTAAACGGGATTTACCAACTTGAAACAACCGATCCAGTTGAAGGTGGTTCAGGTGGAATATCCAACCAGCAAGCCATTCAGTTAGGTGATAGGACAAGGTATTTGTATGACCAATTAATTCCGATAAATAAAGGATATGTGACGGGTTTAGACATATCAGCAGGCGGGGGAATTTCACTAACTACCGTAGGATTTACATCAGCCGTTACATTTACGTCGGGAACAATGAATGATGAAACATTCGTTTTAGTGACAATGGCAAACGCTATGCCTGATACAGATTATCGAGTTGAATTTACCGTGGAAGCACTAGGAACCCTAAATACGTCAAACGACTATATGGGACTATGCTTTAAAAGAGTGTCAACAACGCAGTTTCAATTCGCAATTAAAGAATCTTCTGCAGTAGTAAACAACTTAAAAATTCATTTGAAAGTACTTAAAAACTATTACTAATGGCCAAAATAGAAAAATTATCGCCAATCGTAGCGAAATGGGAAGCGGGATTTGTGAATGATCCTGCAGATAAAGGAGGTGTTACCAATATGGGAATTACCATAGGAACGTGGCGACAAATAGGTTACGATAAAGATGGTGATGGGGATATTGACGTACAAGATATTCGTAAACTTGACGAACACGATTTTTCTGCCGTTTTAAAAGTCTACTGGAATAAGTGGCAAGCAAACAGGATTATAAATCAATCGGTGGCTAATTTATTAGTTGACTGGGTATTTACTTCTGGCAAGTGGGGAATTGTAATTCCTCAAAGAATCTTGAAACTTTTACCCGATGGAGTTGCAGGTAATCAAACCTTAACTGCTGTAAATTTAGCTGACCAAAAGAAATTTTTTGATGCGGTTTTTGAAGCCAGAAAAAAGTTTTTCAATGATATTGCAAAAAACAATCCCGAACAGAAACGATTTTTGAAAGGCTGGCTAAACCGCCTGAATGATTTTAAATTTTCAGAAACCGATAATTAATTTTATCGGTTTTTTATGGAACATACTAAACGCAAAAAACACGCCCAAGAGCGTGTTTAATGACCTAACCAAAAAATTTATCAAAACCTATCGGATGTAAATATAGGTAATTTATTTTAGTTTTTCTCGTAAATCCGAAATATTTACCATCAAAGCCGATGTGATAGTTTTTGGCAAAAATGGAGTTGCTTCTGGGAATTCTGAATTTACCTTTGTATAGGTTCTTAATCCGAAAAGCAAAACTTCGATTTCTTGTTTTAATTTTGAGTGTTCTGATTTTTTATCACTTATTTCATTTACTAATGAAAGCAACGTTTTTGCGTCTTTTTCATTAGGTAGAAAAATATGATTTTTTGCTGGAAAACTCTTGTTTAAACTCAATGATTGATACTGAAATCCATTACCGCTAATCTGCATGTTTGAACGTGTTTCAATGAATTCTGGGTACTTTTTATGAAAATCCAAAACTTCTTTAGGGATGGTTTTTAAGTAAATATCGGTGAATTTATTCGATAATTCGGACTTCAATTCTTTGATTTCTGAATCTTGTTTTTCGGTCAATTTTGCAGCCACATTTTCAGCAATTAATTTTGTTATTCTTGACATGTTTTATTTTTTTTTATGATTAATATTTTATGTTACAAACGAAATTTAATTAAAAATCGTCGTCTTCATCGACAACAGGAGGTTTTTCTTCGTCAACAATCTGTGTTGGTTCTGAATCAATTTTAGTTTCTTCAACCGTTTCAAAGTTTTCATAAACAATCGGTTCTTCTGGTTTTACGATGTTATTCAGTTTTTCGATAGCTGAATTATTTGAAGGCTCAACATATCCAATATCAATAATTTCATCCGAGGTTTGAACACCTGCAAGAACTTCAGGGCAAAACACACGACAAAAAAATGTTGCTGCACGGTACATTAACATCTGTTCTGGCATAGTTTTCCATTTCGATCCGTTTTTGTCCAGCCATCCTTCGGCTTTCGCCATTACCATCGTTACTGTAGTTCCTCTTAATTGTTTTCCATTCGATTTCCTTGTAGCAATAGCATGACAAGATTGCCTATCATCTGAAAAAACAAATTCCAAAGCATCTTCAAAAAATCCAGAAGCATTCACTTTGTTTATTACATATTCCGATTTCCAACCCACATTTCCTTTGACGATTTGCATATTTTGCATAACCTCCAAGACCGATATTTTTACACGGTGTGACATTTCCATTGCTACCATACAGTTGGCTGCACTGCCTCTGTAAATTTCTGGAACCATTGTAGATTGCATTAATGGAACGACCATTCTTTGTGCTTGCTGGAAAGAATCCATACTGTTGAATACGGAAACTCCTTGCGATTCGTTTAACACTGCTAATTCACTCATTTGATAAGTTTTTAAAATTATTGATTATTTGTTTTTTTAGATTAAAATGGAAGATCGTCCGTTTCTTCTTCGAAATTCGCAGCCTGTTGATTTGGCAACTGATTAAGTTGCGAATTAGCAGGTGCTTGCGGGTACGATGGTTGAGGTGCTGGAGCAGGTCCAGAATGCTGATAATTCGGCTGTACTTTAACTATTCTCCAACCTTGAATTGTATTGAAATAAACGGTTTCTCCTTGTGGATTGGTCCATTCACGACCTCTTAAATTAATATCGATTTTAACAGGGTCACCAACGTTAAAACCTGTCAATAGATTGCATTTATCCTGTACAAATTGGATTAAAATGTGTTGCGGGTACTGCTCGTCAGTTGTGACAACACAATCACGTTTTTGAAATCCTGAACTACCAACATCGACAGTTTCTCCGACCATTTTTAAATTTCCTGATACTTCCATAATTTATTTGCGTTTCTCGCCAGAATTAATTGATTTATTTTTTCGTTATTATTGTTAATCCATCTGGTTTCGTCACACGGCTTAAAGCTACGTACATTTGACCTTTGGCGAAGCACGGCAACGTTAAATCAACAGTAACCTCTTCAAACGTTAGTCCTTGTGATTTATGGATAGTTAATGCGTATGCTAATTTTATTGGGTATTGAGTTATCGAACCTAAATCTTTTAACTCCAGCATTCCTAATTCTTCGTTAAACACATAGTCTTTTTTAGAAAACTTTTTTTGTTCTAAAGCGTAATGCTCGCCTTTTACTTCAATAAAATATTGTCCGTTATTTACTATAAATACTCCTAGTGTTCCGTTAACCAAAGGATTATTTTTGCTATTGGCTAAATACATTATTTTTGAACCGTCCTTAACGGTTATAACTGGGTCAAGATTAAAGTCAGTAGCCTTTAAATTACCTTCAATTTCAGCTGTAAAAACGTGTTTTTCTCCTTCTAATGAATTTAGGCCTTGAAAATTATATCTTTCAACTGTAGCATTGTGTGGAGCCAAAACAATTCCGTTCGCTTCATCCTTTACAAATTTTCTGAAATACTCCGATTTTTTGCCGTTTCTGACAATGTTTAAATTTTCAATAAATTCATTGTCAGATTGTCTTAAAACTTCATCGAGTTCTATTTTAACTACATTTATTTTTTTGTAAATATTAGCAAAATCAAATGTAGTGCCTCCGTATTCTTTAAGCATTACTGAAACCATATTGTCATCGGCAACAATTCCAAGTTGCGCCATGTCGCCAATAAATATAATTTGAATTTGCGTTAAATCTTTACAACCATTTTTGATCAAAGTCCAATGTATCCCATCTAATATATCAGGTCGCAACATCGATACTTCGTCTATTAAAATAGTGTCAATAACATCAAAAAGTTTTCTCTTTGTAGGCTTAACAAAATTACATTCTTTAAAAGTAAGAACGCCAAATGGAGGTAATGAAAATGTTGAATGAATAGTTGCGCCTCCTACGTTATTTGCTGCGATTCCCGTTGGAGCTAATGCAACTACGTTTTTGCGCTGTTTGGTCAATAACCTAATTAGCTCTTTGGTGACAAATGATTTTCCGGTACCTGCTTTTCCTGTTAAAAATATATTATCGCCATTTAATCCGGCTTCTATAAATTCAGTTTGTTTTTTCGATAAGTTTTGAGGTAAATTCATGATTGATTTATTTTTAATTGTCCAAAAAACACCTGCGTTCACGCTACACATTAGCGTTCTGAATGGCCATCCGATCATAAAGGCAGTAGATGTTATTCTATGTCTCCAATATATTGATTTCTGATTGGTCAAAACCATAGCTAATTCCTGCATATCTGATATTTGATTGTCTAAAACAAAATTTTTCGAAATACTATCACCTGATTTCATAACTCTATTTATTAAACGCCCACGTAGGTAATGATACTTCACTTATTTTTTCATCATAACCTTGCCAGATGCCAGTCTCAAGACATTTAACGTATGTTTCGCAATTTCTTAAATATTCGTCACGTCCTAATTGACGGCTTCGATTATCTAAATAATGAATGCCGATTTTAAACGGTTCTGTTTTTTCGATATTCACGAAAACAAATCCAGAACGGTCATTTCCGACAGCCTCCAAGCCGTCAAGATAAAACGGGTCTTGCTTATAGTATTTATAATCGTATGCTGATTTTCCAAAACCGTTTGGAGTTGCGTCCTCGGTAGTTTTCAAATCTACAACTAAACCACTGGTGTTATCTAACCAATCAGGACGTATTTTACAATTCGCACCTGTATTAGGTTCTTGAAATTTAAAAGTCTGTTCCGCAAGTCCGTTTTGAAACAATAATTTTGCCGTTGGATGCTTGAAAATTGCATCACGAATACGCCTTACAGTATCGAAATCAGCTACATCAATAAGTGTTTGATTGTTTGCCTCGCACATCGCTGTTAATGATGCATATTCAGCCTTACCGATGGTTGTTCGTTTATCAATTGAAGGCATCGGAACGTAAGTTTTTTGAAACTCGTTTGGTTCTAAAACCGCCAAATGTACAGCAGTTCCAAATAACATCGCTTTAGTCGGTTCTTTTGGCTCACGTTCTGGACGTAAATAATGCCACCAATAATCTAAAGGACTGGATTCGATTTTGTCTAATCCAGATTTTGAAATACTGGACGTGTCGGAGTGGTATTGTTCATTAGTCATTGCGTCCTACTATACGTTTTGCCTCTTTCAACATAGCTATTCCGAATGTTTGAGTGTATCCTGATATAACGGAACCTTCTACTTTTTCAATACCGCCTTCAACACCGTTGATGAAATAATTTAGCATTTCTTTCATTTTTAAAGTAGAAGAAATTAATTCAGCATATTCTTTTGTAGCGATTGATCCACAAACCAAATATCCTCCGTAATAATCAACTTCGTTATGACCTGAATTGTCATTTCTTACTTTTATATTGGAAACCACAACTGAGTCATCTTTTCCTATTTTCCAAATTTCTTTCATTTCGATATATTTTTTATGTTTATGTTACCGCAAACCTATAACTAAATTTTCTAATAAAAAAACTTTTTTAATTAAATTTAATACTTATATTTGCATCAACATTAAAAATTATAAAAATGGGAGCAAAAAAACAGATTGAAATTATTCGTGAAAAATGCGAAGAATTAGGACTGAATATTTACGATGTTTTTCGTGAAGCAAAAGTGCCAGTCGTGACGGTTTCGAATTGGACACGCAAAGAACCTGATGCGTTTGATACGGTAAATAAGATTAATGAGGCGATTGAAATTTTAAGTAAAAAAGAGTAATTATGGACGGATATATCATAACTATCGCAATATTAGTGGTAATTATTTTTTCTATGATTTACAAAATAGGAAAATATTACCAAGCAGGACACAATGACGGTTATCAGAAAGGATGTGATGATACTGCTAAATTTTTCGAAACATTTCAGGATAAATAACCTATGCTACATCTCCGAACCTATCAAACAAAATGTGTAGCTGGTGTTCGTGAATGTTTCAGAAAATTAATAAAAGCGGTTTTACTTGTGCTTCCAACTGGAGGGGGTAAAACTGTAATTTTTACATACATAGCGCAACAATCATCTATCAAAAAAAAACGAGTACTTATATTGGTTCATCGTGTGGAATTATTGCGCCAAACATCGAATGCCTTAAATCGTTTTGATGTTGACCACGGAATGATTAACCCGCAATACACGCCTAATTTTAATGCAAATGTTCAAGTTGCTAGCGTGCAGACTATTATCAAACGATTGAATTATTTGACGGCTGTAAATTGGGTTCCAGATATAATTGTAGTTGATGAAGCGCACCACGCCACGGCAGGAAGTTGGAGAAAAATTATAGAATATTTTCCAGAATCCAAGGTTTTAGGAGTTACGGCAACCCCAATACGTTCAGATGGTCAAGGACTCGGAAGGCAATGCGGTGGAATGTTCGATGAATTAGTTGAAGGTCCTTCAATGCCTTGGTTAATGGACGAAGGATTTTTAGTAAGACCTCGAATTTTCGGAACTGCTCAAGCATTGGATTTTACAGGTGTAAAAAACTCAATGGGCGATTATGCAAAAAATGACCTTTCAAATTTAGTTGATAAACCAAAAATTACAGGATCGGCTGTTGACCATTATAAGAAATTGTGTTCAGGAACGCCAGCAATAGTTTTTTGTGTAACTGTTGCTCACGCTGAACACGTTGCAGAGGAATTTAGAAACGCTGGATTTCGCTTTTATTCAATTGACGGCAATACTGACGATGTTATGCGTAAACAATTGATTGACGGCTTAACCAATGGTTCAGTTGATGGTTTGACATCCTGTGACTTGATTGGCGAAGGAACAGATATTCCAAGAGCCACAACAGCAATAGAATTACGTCCAACTCAAAGCAAGGGATTGAACTTTCAACAACGTGGACGAGTTTTAAGACCGGTTTACGCACCGGGTTTTGACCTTGAAACAAAAGAAGGGCGTTTGGCGGCAATTGCAGCAAGCGAAAAACCGTATGCGTTCATTTTGGATCACGCAGGAAATACGGAAAGACACGGTTTACCGTATGATATTCAGGAATGGACATTAGATGGCGAAACCAAAAAAAGAGGCAAGAAAAACCAAGAAATTGCAATTCGTGTTGATATGTGCGAAAGTTGTTTTGCAGTTTACGAACCTGCTCCAGTTTGTCCGATGTGTGGACATGTTAATAAGAAACGTGACACCACGCCCAAACAAGTTGAAGGCGATTTGCAGGAAATCACAGCCGAAATGCTTGTGAAAAAAGAAAAGCGCAAAGAACAAGGCAAAACGGAAACGCTGGAAGATTTAAAAAAATTGGCTGCCGAAAGAGGTTATAAACTGGGTTGGGCAAATGCTATATTTACTTCACGTGAAAAGAAAGCTGAAAAAATAGAGCTGGAACGATTGGCGAAAGAAAAATTAAACTCGGAATCAGAGTTAAATTTTGATGATAAATTTGCCCCAATGAATGCGTTTTACGAAGGTCCTGATATGCCTGCAATATTATCAGGCGAATTTGATGATGATTTAGATTTTTAAAACAATCATAAAAATTATTTTAAACAAATAGTTGTTTAATCAAATTTAAGTATTATATTTGCGTATAAATTTTAAAGAAAAAAATTATGTCGCCAGAAGATTTAATGGGAAAAGCAAAAAATAGTTCAGAAATTAGCGGTTTAATTATTCGAGCATCAAAAGACACTTACTGGGATTATTACTATCAATTGGTTGGTTTTTTGAACGGTAAATACTTCGGAATTGTTTTGATGTCAAGAAACGGAAATGAAAAACTTTTGATTTCATCAGAAACCGAAGACGTGGAAAATTTTAAAAAATATTTTAATCTATAAAACTAAATAAAATGAAAACATTCAACAAAATATACGATTGGATTTCTAAAAAATTATTCGGAAACCAAAAAAACATTTTCCGTTACTAATGAAAAAAATTTCACAGGTAGCTAAAGAATCTGGCGTAACTTATGAAGTTGTTAGTGAAATAATACGAAAAGAAGGTTTTGTTTGTCAGAAACTAGGACACATAACATTGACCAAAGAGCAAGAAGATCTAATTCATCAAATCTTGTATTTTGAAGGCAAAATTTCTGAAATAACTTTGGAAAGTAAAATGAATGTTCCTGAAATTCAAGAGCCTCTCGAAGATTTTAAAAAAACGAACTTATGACAGACATAATTTTCACTCCTAAAAAACTTGAATTCAAGATTTCTGAAGCTAAACGCAAAGCAGGAAAAGAATGTTGCGCTTATAGTTGTAAATCGGCTCCAAATAAAAAGAAAGTCGGTTTGTGCCACAAGCATTACGCAATACACAGACGAATCAAAGACCCTGTTTATGACCGTTATGTGAACTTCAAAGGAAATGCTTTAAGGCGTGGAATTTCATTCGAAATCACGTTAATTGAGTTTCGTGAATGGTGTTTAGATACCGGATATATCGTAAAGAAAGGAATGCGAGGAATGAGGTGTACGGTTGACAGAATTAGAAACAATGAAGGTTATAAAATTGGAAATATCCAGTTACTCACATTAAAATTAAACATCGAAAAATATAACACAACGGACAAAAATCACGAAGATTATACACCGTTTTAAATCAAAAAAAAATCAAAAATTATGAGTAAAATTTTAACCAGAAGGGAGCATCTTCAAAAATTACCGCTTCAGAAACGTTTGCAAGCGATGGAAGCTATTAGGAAATACGCTTTTGAAGGAATGTGTGTTTTATCTGATTTCACACATAGCGATTCTATTTTAGGAGGAGCGTTTGTTTTTAAAAAAACAAAGCAAGGACATTCTTATTGGTGGAATATTAATGCTAAATATTTTTCAAATGTCAAATAGTCAAGAAACAAACCTAGTCCGAAAAATTATGCTCGAACTTGGAAAAAATCCAGCAATCAGGATATTTAGGAATAATTCTGGCAAGTGCTGGATTGGAGCTTCAAAGAAATTTTCACACCCGCAAACAGTAAATGTTAAAGCAGGCGACGTTTTAGTACAACAAGCCCGTTATTTCGATGCTGGTTTATGCCCAGGTAGTTCAGACCTTATTGGTTTGAAGGCGATTAAAATTACTTCAGAAATGGTAGGTACTGAAATAGCTGTTTTCGTGGCTATCGAAGCGAAATTAATAGGTGGACGTGTTCAGGAAAATCAAATTAATTTTCTTGAAATGGTTAATAAATTAGGAGGTAAGGGGGTAATTTGTAGAGATGAAAATAATATACCAATTTAATTATGAAATATATGGGGAGTAAGGCAAGGTTTATCAAGGATATTTTGCCGATAATTTTAGAGAACAGATTGCCAAATCAATATTTTGTTGATTTATTTACAGGAGGTGCTAATGTTGTTTCATTGGTAGACGGAAACAGAATTGCTAACGACAAAAACAAATACCTTATTGAAATGTTTAAAGGTTTACAAAACGGAAATAATAGACCGTTTGAAATATCAAAAGAACTTTATGATAAAGTAAGAACTGAATATAACAACGGCACGAACATTGAATTTAATGATTTTATGATTGGTTGGGTAGGATGGATGGGTTCTGCTAATGGAAGATTTTTTGATGGAGGATATTCAGGAAAATCAAATACTAAAATAGGAACTGTTCGTGATTATATCAAAGAAGCAATAAGCAATATTGAAAAACAGATACCAAAATTAAACGGAATTGAATTTTATGATTTGCACTATAAAGAAGTGTTAATTCCTGAAAACAGTATTGTTTATTGCGACATTCCTTATGAGAATACAAAACAATATTCAACTTCAAAGGGATTTAATCATTTAGAATTTTGGGATTATGCACGAAAATTATCTACTGAAGGGCACGATGTGTTTATTTCAGAATATAATGCTCCGGATGGTTTTGATTGTATTTGGAAAAAAGAAGTTAAATCTTCGTTATCTGCTAACGGTAAAATTGGAGGTAATAAAAATTCAATTGAAAAACTTTTTAAATTAAAACAGTAAATGCAAACTAGAAAAAATTCAATAATCGAATCGATAACTCAAACAATTATCGGTTTAGTAACTTCTGTTTTAATTCAAGTTATTTTGTATCCTATAATGGGTATTCCTGTAACTTTTTCACAAAATTTAATAATCACTACGGTATTTTTTGTTGTATCAATTATTCGTGGTTATTTAGTTAGAAGATGGTTTGCTATTAAATAATTTTAATACGGTTAAAATTAAAAACTTAATCGTATTATTTTTTAACCTAAATTTACCGTCCTGCCAAAACTTCCAAAACTTATCAAATGAATATCCAAGAAATTAAACAAAACTATCGAATTGAGGAGGTAATTGGGCAACATATACATTTGAAAAAGCAAGGTCCGGAAATGGTTGGGAATTGTATTTTTCATTCTGACAATCACGCCTCTTTGAAAGTCAATCCTGTTAAACAAAAATTCAAGTGCTTTGCTTGTGGTGCTGGTGGTGATGTTGTTGATTTCTTTGAATTGCAAGGGTACACGAAACCCGAAGCAATGAAATTAATTCAAGATAAATCCATTATTTCAATTGCTGAAACTGCACCGAAAATTCAAGAACCAATTTGGGTAAATGCAATTCCAGACCAGAATAATTTACCAAATCCATTAACACTAACTTTCAAAGATTATGGAAATCCATCAAACGCTTGGACGTATTACGACAAAAACGGAAATGTAGTTTCGTTCGTTTGCAGATTCGAATTGCCAGAAGGTAAAAAAGACGTAATTCCATATACCTACAAAACCAACGGCAAAACAGCTAAATGGGCGTGGCGTGGACTCGACACACCTCGTTTACTATATAACTTACCTGAAATAATTTCACGTCCAACAGCAATAATTTTATTAGTTGAAGGCGAAAAAACAGCCGATGCAGCCAAATTATTGTTTCCTAAATACGTGGTCACAACTTGGATAGGCGGTGCGGATGGTATGAAAAATGCCGATTGGACACCATTACACGGGCGGAAAATATTTTGCTGGGCAGATAACGATATTCCAGGATTACATGCGATGTTTGGCGGTTGGTCTTACAATGAAAAAACTCAAAAATACAGACGTATCAAAGGAATTTCTGAAATGTTCGAAGCTAGTTTCAAACAAATAAAAAACAGTCCTGAATTTCCAAAAAAATGGGATGTTGCTGACGCTGTTTGGACACATGAACAGGCATTGGAATACTTACAGGCAAATAAATCCGATGTGCCAACGGTTTCAGAACACGCTCCAAATGAGATTCCAGAGGTAGTTAAAACTGAACCTGTTATTCTCGATCCTATTGAAATTATACCGCCTATTTTCAGTCCTGAACCGCCCGAAGAAAATGAAGTGGATAACGTGCCGAAAAATCCATATTTCAAATGTCTTGGTCATGAAAACAACGGAGGTACAATTTACGTATTTTTCAATTATCGTACAAATTCAGTTATTCGTTTTACTTCATCAAGTTTTTCAGGTTCCACAATTTTACAACTCGCACCACTAAATTATTGGGAGGGAAATTATTCGAAGGATGGACGTTCGGGAGGTGTAAAATTCGATATTTCAAGAATTACCGATACATTGATTTCGATTTGCTCAAAACTTGGAATTTTCGATAATAATATGATTCGTGGGCGTGGGGCGTGGATGGACAAAAAATCACCCGTAATTCATTGCGGAAGTCATTTGATTGTTGACGGAGTTGCGAAAAGATTTTCAGACCATAAATCACGATATATTTATGAGGCTGGAAAAGAACTCGGTTTTAACCTATGTTCTCCATTAAAAAAACACGAAGCATATAAATTAGTTCAGATGTTAAACCGTTTGAACTGGTCACGACCTTTGGAGGCAAAATTACTGGCTGGCTGGATAGTAATTGCACCTCTTTGCGGTGCATTGAATTGGAGGCCTCATTTATGGCTTACTGGAGCTTCTGGCTCTGGAAAGTCCGAGATTATAAAAATGTTCGTTAAAAATTTTATGCGTGAAATGTTTGTCGATGCCCAATCCGAAACAACCGAAGCGGGTATAAGACAATTTTTACGTGCCGATGCTTTGCCAGTTATTTTTGATGAAGCAGAATCAGAAGATAAAAAATCAGCAGAAAGAATGCAGGCTGTTTTGAATATCATGAGAGCTTCCAGTACCTCGGACGGTGGAAAAATCATTAAAGGAACGGCTGGAGGTGCTGCAACTGAATTCAATATACGTTCGTGTTTTGCTTTTTCCAGTATCGGAGCAGCGATACATCAACGTTCTGACCAATCGAGAATTACGGTTTTGGAAATCAAGCCTGATTTGTCCGAAGATAAAAAACAACGTTGGACAGAAACTTTGAAAATTTATTTCGAAACTGTAACCGAGGAATACGTACAAGCGTTTCAAAGCCGTTCTGTGTGGCTTTTGCCTACAATATTAACGAATGCTAAAGTGTTTTCGAATGCAGTCGCAATAGTGTTGAATAATCAACGTACGGGAGATCAATTAGGGATACTTTTAGCGGCTTATTATAGTCTTACATCGGAAAGTATAATTTCGTTGGATAATGCAATGAAATGGATGGTTGATCAGGATTTATCAGAGGAAAAACTTGCAAATGATACCCGTGACGAAATTAAATTAATCAACCATTTAATGAGTTGCGATACCGAAGTCGAAACTGTTTCTTATGGCAGGATTAAGCGAACCATTGGCGAATTAGTCATAATTGCACGTGGCGATGTTATTTCAGATGATGAATCACATCGTATTAATTCTGATTTAGCCAACGAAACTTTGAAACGTCTTGGAATGAAAGTTTCTGGATTCTGCTTGGTAATTTCAGATAACTCGGAAAAGATAAAACGATTCTTGGAAAACACATCATATTCAAGAAATTACCATACTATTTTACGCAGGGTTGAAACTGCTGAAAAAATAATTAATACAACATTTGGAGGTCATATAAAATCAAACGCCACTAAAATTGACACTATAGCGATATTTGGAGAGTTTGAAAATCCAGGAATAAGTGATACTCAAAAAGAATTATTCGATTAATTTTAAAAATTAGTTGTTTAATTGATTTTAATGTTTATATTTGCGTAATGAAATACCAAAAAAAAATAAATCAGCTAATTGAAATGTTGAATGAAGGTAATAAAACACCTTATTTATACTTCAATGAAGATGTTGTAGGTGATTTGATTATTTTTTCTGTTAAAGATAAAAACGAAAAATTTTTATTTAATATCATTGATATTTATGAAAAAACACCTTCAAATATGTCTGTAAATTTCAGAATATTATCGCACATAAAATCAGATTTAATCGAATATAACAACTTAAAACTCAAAAATATGTCAAAACTATCAAAACCCAAATCATTCACGGTTTCAAATGAAACTATTGAAGTCAATTTTCAGGGTACGAAATGCCAATGTGCTAACCTGTTAAAATCAGGAATTACCAATCAAACTATTGTTCTCGTGGATTACGGTGGAAAATGGCATGAAATTAATATTCTTGACCTCGGAGGCGATGATTCGAATTTACAGGCTTTCAAAAACTTTATTGAAACGATGAAACTCGGATTGGTTGACCTTGGAATAATTTCAGAAACCGTAAAAACTGATTACTCATTGAAGCATCAAGATTTTATGGATTTGTCCGATAAATTCCCTGCACACGATTACATTCAAATTTCACGATTGAATGATTATAACGTTGCCAACGGAGAAAAAGCAAGTGTTTATAATCTAACTGATTGGTTAAAAGTTTGCCAACGTGACAAGATTTCAATTGATGAACTTATTCAAAATAGAGAAAACGAAAAACAAAAAATTATTAATCCTAAAAATGCAGAAAAAATGAATGAAAAAATTATTAAAGAATCTTTCGACGAAGAGGTAATAAATTTAGAGGTTCGTGATGACGGTCAAACAGCAATTCCGGTTGAATCAATCGAGGTTATGGGTATTGAAATTGTTTTAAACGAAACCGTAAAATCATCTGTACTGGTTGCCGAATTCGATTTACCGAAAACACCGGCCAAAAAACCAATTTCATTGCAGGTTTTCGAAACATTAACGCCTGAACGAATTTCAGAGTTGCAAGGGCTGAACGAATCTCAATTAGCTATTGTTAAGGCGAATCCTGTTATTCAGATTACGGACAAAAAAACGTATGAGTTGGCTAAAAAAACAGCAGCAACATTATTGAAAGCCTCGACTGCTATCGATGGTTCTGCAGGAATCGAAGCTACTGCCACAAAATACCTCAACACGTTTAAATCGATGTTGAAAAACGCATTGCAGCCAATTGCAAAATTAACCCGTGATCCGTATGATGAACAAAAAATAATTATTTCGTCTTGGGAAAATGCAGAATTGTTGCGTGAACAAGCTGAACAGCGTGCAAAATTAGCTAAAATTAAACTTCGAACTGATGAATTGTTTGCGGTTCCATTTACTTTTAACGGCACAATTTACAGCATTGGAACAGCTTACTGCACGCCTTCACAAGTTGAAACTGCCACGGATGAAGATTTTAAAGTTATAGTGGAAAGTGGAAGAACGGTAAAACAGGCTTTGGATGCTGAATTAGCGATACAAGCGGGAAAAGACAAGGAAATTGCTGATTTGAAGGCTAAATTGGTTGCTTTAACTCAATTATCGGAAATAAGCAATACAGAGCCAATTGCAACGCCTGCAAACACTATAACTGAAATGCCTGTATCAAACATACCTGCCAGCAACCCTAATTCAGTAGGTCCTCAATCTGGAAGTATGAATCCGATTCCTAAAAACTCAATTCTTGGACAGGCCGAGGCTGAAAAACTAGCTCCAGTTTTACCAGCAGCAGATAACAAACTGTTAAACGCCTTGGATTTAGAACACTTGGAACACGTTGCGAAACCTGCGTATATTAAATGCCGTGGTTATTACGTTCGTGGTCTTATAGATGCGTCCAAAGAGATTGAATTCATCTTGAATGATGTTGCTCCAAATCTAATCAAGAAATCGGAGCGTATCGCTAATTTATGTGAAATCCTTAAAAAATCGGCATAATGAAACGATTTTTCCAACACAAAAAACCCCAATTAATTTTGGGGTTAATTATCTCTTTTTATTTTTTAATCAGAATTTTAATAATATTTAATTATGGAAAATTTTAAAGATTTTCAAGAATTGTTTTATTACTTTGTGTTTTTACTCATTGTAATTTTTGGATTAGGTAAGTGGATCATAGACTTATTAGAGGTTATAAAAGAGTTAAGAATCAAGAATTCTCGTTTGAATCAAATTCTTAATTTTGACACAAAAGAATATAACCAGCTTCAAAAAGAGTTTTCAGAATCACTTGAAGCGAATAAAAAATTAAGGGTTTTAATCGAAACCCAAGAAAAATTGATCAAGGATTCGATAAAAAATAATTGATATGGAATTCAAGATAAAAAACGGTCGTTGGGCAATTGGTAATTTATACGATGCGTTGACGGCTTCAGATTTCGATGTATTTATAAATTCAAAGCGTGAGCTAGAAAAAACAGTGGTTAGGGTTAAAATATCCAAAAATCACAATTATAAATTTTTAAACAAATTACAGTGAAAAACATTCAACCATACATCATTGCAGGCATGACGATTATTATTGTTGTGATTTGCTGGTTTTTGTATTCTGCAACCTCATCAGTCGAGGTTTACAAGAAACAAATAGAGTTATCGAAACTCGAAAATGACAAAAAACAAGTTCAAAAACAAACCTTAACAGTTATTTCGGAACTGTCTAAAAAATCAACTCAAACCGTGAAAAACGGAAATTTAATAATTAAAAAAATAACTTATGAAACACCTAAAATTAGCGATACTACTGGTATTTATATGCTGGAATACGTTCGAAATTACCGCCCAAGTAAATAATGATTCTGTAAGCATTCAGAAGCCGCAAATTAAGAATATTTACGTGGGATTAAAGCAAGGCGAGGCGTACAAGAATTATTATTTTGAATGCCTTCAAGTTTCGAATGAACTGAATCAGATTATAAATAATCAGGACCAGGAGTTGCAAAAATCACTAAAACAGATCACGGTTTTGAATTCCGATACCGAGGCTTTAAATCAAAAAATAATCGAGTCAAATACCGAAATAAAACGGTTGGAAAGCAAGAAAATACCGTGGTATAAACATCCAATTTTATACGGATTATTGGGATTTGTTGGAGGAATATATTTAATGAAATGACAAAAAACCCGATATTATAAGTATCGGGTTTTTTTATGTGGAATTAGAATAGTTTAGAAGTCGTCGTTATCGTCGTTAAAATCATTAGTCGTTTCCTCTTCAAAATCATTGTTTTCCTCTTCGATTTCGAAATTCTCATCAACAACTTCCAAGTCTAAAAACTTATGAAATAAAGCTAAAATATGCTCTTTTGTATCGTTTTTTTTCATTTCAAGAATGATGTTTTTGAATAGGATTTCATTCTTTTCATTTTCTGTAAAATCTTTAAATATTACAAAGATTTCGTATCCGTGAACTTCTACAGCAAACTTCTTGTTTACCATCTTGCCAAAAGAACTGACCGCATTTCTTATCGATTGGAGGTGTGACCTATATGAGGAAAAACAAATGTTTTTGTCGCCTCTTAAATAAGCTTCCCTGATTTGTCCAGAAACACCGCCTCCAACTTTATTGGGCTGTCCTCCTTTTCTTTTTGTGGCATCGAAGCGATTTTCCCTAAACTTAACATTCAAAATCAATCCTAAATTTCGGTAATATTTTCGTAATTTCAAATTCTTTGCTATCTATTTTAATAGATTCGCCCCAATGTCGTACACATATACCAAAAACATATTATCGTCGCTTAAATCACCTTATTTCGATAGTAAATAATTCAATTCGTGCGTGATTCTATTATTCAACACTTCAATAACCCGCTTAGTAGTAACTGATAATACATCTTCATTGGCAAACATCATAGGCACTGATAGCGTTGTAATATTTCCAATCGGTAATCTAGGCTTACTAAATTCAAATCCTTCTCCACCGCCTTTATTATACCCCCTAGCAAATACCGTAAGTCCACCATTAGCTACTTGTATGAATGCAGTAGGTAGGTTTACTGATTTACCTTTTAAAATCGTTGCTGTAACGCCCCTTACAGCGTTTGATCGTGCTTTACGGTTCAATCGTGATGACGCTACACCTCGCCTGTTAAATGATGTTGTTCCTTGCGATAATTGTTGTTTAGCTCCGAAGTAATTCCAGCTTAACGGTGCGCCTGATGCTCTAATTGATGCCTCCAAATTCCTTGATGTCGAATTCGTGTTTTTAATTATATTCTGTAATACCGATGCCGAAATAGCGTATTTCCTTCTTATTTCTGAATTTGATAACGTACGTCCAGATGATGCAGAACGATTCAATGCACGTGACGTGGCTTGTCGTAAAACATCCCCTGAAACATTTGAGTAGGTTTCAGATATTTTCTTAATTGCATCCTGTATTGATTTGTTTTGAATTTCCATAGTGATATTTTTTGTAAATGTAGTAAATTAGTTGTTTTGTTGTGTTATTTAGAATCGTTCTGCGTTGCGGATAAATTGAATTTGTTAAATAATTGATTTTTAACGTTTTATAATTTTTTTTTATAAAAAATGTGTTAAATCCGCAAATAAATAGACAGGTATAGAAACAACATAACATACATAAAATAATATATATCTATTATATTATATTATTATTATTATTAGGGCTTCGTCTATCTTTTTGCGGATTGCGGATTTTTTTTATATATAAAATCTTATTAAAAATCCACTAACATCTTTGTTATCAGCTTCTTAAATGTATTTTTCATTTATATATGATTGTTATAAAAAAAAACAATTTTCTACATATATTATATATCTTATTGCTTATTATTATATAAATCCTGTATATTTTATTTATTTTAAAATATAACAAACATTTATTTTTTTTAAATAAAAATAACTATATTTGCTAAATTTTTAATTAATATAGATGTCAAATATGAAAAATTATGTTTTAAATTTAGAAAATGAACGAGATGTTTTAAATTTCGTTAGTATTATTGATTATGGTTCTAATCATTTTGTGTGTAAAGATGATGAAATCCTTAATTTTGTAAAAAATTGCGCAACTATTTTAAATGAAGCTTACGGCTCTGTTTCATTTAGAATCGAAAAAGAAGAGCTTGTAGATATGCTTGAATTCTATGAAGTAAAAAGAAACGACGGTCTTTATAGGTTCGTTTCTAGTATCGAAAAAGAATTTTTACCTAATCTTCACGATGATTCATTTTATATGGTAAAATATATGAATCAAGCCTTCAATGAGAAAAGGCGTGTTAGATTATCTTTGGATGATTCATTGTTTAAATACGCCAGAAAAATGGCTAAAAATGATGTTGTTTTTGACACAGACGAAGATAGTCCTTTCTTTATGTGTGCTAAACGGGAATTGTCTATTTACGAGCAAATAAAGCGGTCTTTTTACCGTGGAGATGACTATATAAAATTCGATTCTGAAAACATCAGTGTTGCAACCGTCAGGTGCTATGCTAGTACTATTTCCAAGTTGTCAGGAAAGAAATTTAGATGCAATATTGATGAAGGTTATGTTACGATATATTTCAAAAAAATAAGTGATTCAGAAGATGCTGAAAAAAGAATAATTCAGATACTGGAAAATCTTAAAACTCACGAAGAAATTTGTGGAATTCTTTTAACACTTAATTCAAGATTCGTTGGAGTAAATGGTATTAAAGACGAGATTTTAGAAGAGTTCGAGCAAGAAGAGGATGAGGATGATGGCTGGGATTAATTCCTACCCTTATTAACATAAAAAAACCCGATACTTACTATATCGGGTTTTTTGGTTTTAAAGTTTGTAATTTAATTTTTAATCCGAGTTGGATAATTCTGGTATCACGTGCAATTACAGCTTGTTTTTGTTCTTTAAATACTCCGACAACTACAAAACTATCGTTTATTTTAAGTTTAGCTTTCCAGCATTGTTCTTTTCGTGACCAGCTAACGCCTTGGTATTGTTTTTCTGGCATAATTTAATAGATTGGCGGTTGTGGTTCCTTTATTAATTGATAGTGTGTGTAGTTTTTTAAACTACTCATATTCATATTTCCAGAATATATTTCGCTCGAACCCGTGATATGATAAATTAAAAACACTCCTTTTTCTTTCGGCAAATCTTCCTCTTTTTCAATTTTTATCCAACCATTATTATTTTCGACTCCTTGGAGGGATTTTGGTCTTATTGTATCAAATTCCCTATCACAATCATCAAACAAATTATTGTAAACTCTTGACAAATCATTATCACAAGGCTTACCATCAAGCCATCCATCTTTATCAACATAATTTTTTATGATTTCCCAATGTTCCCCATACGCTTCCTGTATTCTCTCTTCTTTTGTCATAATATTATTTCATTAAATAAATTCCTCCAACAAATCCTAATAATCCGTATAAAATCGGATGTTTCCACCACGGTATTTTTTTATTCTCTAACCGTTTTATTTCGGTATTTGCTTCAATTATTTTCTGATTCAAAACCTCGGTATCAGAATTTAAAACCACGATCTGTTTTAGTGATTTTTGAAGTTCATGGTCTTGATTGTTTATAATCTGGTTCAGTTCATTCGAAACTTGAAGGCATTCAAAATAATAATTCTTGTACGCCTCGCCTTGCTTTAATCCCACGTAAATATTCTTAATTTGCGGCTTCTGAATGCTTACAGAATCATTATTTACTTGGGCGGTAATTTCGAACGTATTCCAGCATATAAATACCAGTAGTATCGCTAATTTTAGGTGTTTCATAAGTTATTTTTTTAATTATTAAATTTCCGTTTTTCACGGTTTGAGTTGATTTTTTAGACAGTTCCGAAATAACTGTTAAGGTTTGTTTTTGAACTTGTTTTTTGTCATTTTCGAGTTTCGATAACTCTATTTGTTTCTTGTAAACCTCGACTGATGAGGTTGCAGAATACAAAAACCAGAAAAGCACAACGATAATAATCGCTATGCCTGCAATGATGTATGGTTGAATGTTTTTCATCGTTAATATTCGATTATTTGCTCGAAAGCGTTACACATACGTTCGTGGTCGTGGTAGAAAACGTTTTTCATTTTCTTCATCCACTCGTTAAATTTTTTCTTGTTTTTCATAGCTAATCTATTTTTAACAAATCTTTGATAATTACTTCTTGGTTCTTGATTAATTGTTTTAATTCCATATTTTTAGACTCCATTTTGTCTAACAAATCGGAAACTGAAGAAAACTCTTTTTGAAGCTGGTTATATTCTTTTGCGTCAATATTAAGAATGTGATTCAAACGAGAATTTTTAATCCTTAATTCTCTTATAACTTCCAGTAAGTCAATAATCCACTTACCTAATCCAAAAATTACAATGAGTAAAAACACAAAATAATAAAGCAGTTCCTGAAAATCTTTAAAATTTTCCATAATTAAATATTTATTAAAATTCTGATTAAAAAATAAAAAGCGATAATTAACCCCAAAATTAATTGGGGTTTTTTGTGTTGAAAAAATCGTTTCATTACACCGATTTTTTAAGGATTTCACATAAATTAGCGATACGCTCCGATTTTTTAACCGGATTTGGAGTAATATCATTCAAGATTAATTCAATCTCTTTAGCTGCATCAATTAATCCTTGAACGTAATAACCACGGCATTTGATGTATGCAGGTTTTTCTAAATGCTCTGCATTTTTTAAATCCAAGGCATTTAATAGCGTGTTTTCGATGGACGGTAAAACGTAAGCTGGTTTTTCCGTAACGGCTGGATTCATAAAATTTTCAACCTGATTTGCAGGCGAAGATTTTAATTCTGGAGCAGGAACCGAGTTCGAAATAGGAATAGCTGCAGTCGGTTCTGGTTCGGTATTACTCATTTCAGATAATTGAGTTAAAGCAGCCAATTTAGCTTTCAATTCGGCAATTTCCTTGTCTTTTCCTGCCTGTATCGCTAATTCAGCATCCAACGCCTGTTTTATTGTTTTGCCGTTTTCAACGATTATTTTAAAATCTCCATCAGTGGCAGTTTCAACTTGTGAAGGAGTGCAGTAAACAGTTCCGATACTGTAAATAGACCCGTTAAAAGTAAATGGAACTGCAAATAATTCATCCGTACGAAGTTTAATTTTGGCTAATTTTGCACGTTGTTCTGCTTGTTCACGAAGTAGTTCGGCATTTTCCCAAGAAGAAATAATCGTTTTTTGTTCATCATACGGATCACGGGTTAATTTTGCAATTGGCTGTAATGCGTTTTTAAGCATCGATTTAAACGTGTTGAGGTATTTTGTGGCTGTAGCTTCTATTCCTGATGAGCCGTCAATAGCGGTTGAAGCTTTCAAAAGTGTGGCGGCTGTTTTTTTGGCCAACTCATACGTTTTTTTGTCCGTAATCTGAATAACAGGATTCGCCTTAACAATAGCTAATTGAGATTCGTTCAGCCCTTGCAACTCTGAAATTCGTTCAGGTGTTAATGTTTCGAAAACCTGCAATGAAATAGGTTTTTTGGCTGGTGTTTTCGGTAAATCGAATTCGGCAACCAGTGCAGATGATTTTACGGTTTCGTTTGAAACAATTTCAACACCCATAACCTCGATTGATTCAACTGGAATTGCTGTTTGACCGTCATCACGAACCTCTAAATTTATTACCTCTTCGTCGAAAGATTCTTTAATAATTTTTTCATTCATTTTTTCTGTATTTTTAGGATTAATAATTTTTTGTTTTTCGTTTTCTCTATTTTGAATAAGTTCATCAATTAAAATTTTTTCACGACAATTTTTATAAACATCTTCATATTCTTTTTTTAAACAAAAAAGATTTTTTTCTGAATAATTACAAGACACAGAAAAAAGATTCATAGCTGTTTCATAAAGATTTTTGCACGAAAGAAAAGAATACAAAATTTTAAAAACTTCGTTTTCAAACAAAAATTTAAAATCTGAACGATTATTAAAAATGTGAAAAGTAACATACCTTAATTTAAAAAATTTATCTAAATTAAAAACCCAGTCTGTTGATTTAAGTTCAATTGTTTTGGAAATTCTTTTTGCCAAATAAATAACCTCTTCTTTAGTTTCAACAAAATTAACTGCATCCATACGAAGCATTTCATCAATTGAAATAATATCTCTTTGTTTTTTTATTATATTTATCATTTCTTTTCTTTCTTTATTGCAAAGACAAATATTCATTACCCATCCATAAGCAGATTTGTAATCATTTATTAAAGGTTTCATTTTTTCTTTATCTCCTATTTCATGCGCCCATAGTAATGCATGTTCAGATTTTTTTATATTTAAAATCATTTTATTTTTGTAGTTTTTAAATTGTTTTGCAAACCTGATTGAAATATAACCGTGTTTTATTTACATCGCATAGAATTAGTTTGGCCGAACAATCAAGGGATAAATTTGAATCACTAAACCCAAGTTTTTTACAAGGAGATTCAGAAGGATATATTGAAGATTATAAATTATTGGTAGCTACACTACAAACATTGGTTAATACTGAAATACAAGCCCCAAAAGTTGTAATTATAGACGAAGTGCATTATGCTTATGATTCTAATTATATCCAAACACTATTTGTTAAATGGCCTAAAGCGATATTCGTAGGATTATCGGCCACACCAACAGATGAAAAAAATTATTTGTTAGATGGTTTTGATGCAATAATTGACGATTACCAAACAGCGGATTTAATAAAATTAGGTTGGTTAGTGCCATTCAAAGTATTTTCTAATGTAAAAATTAATACAGCCAATATTAAAATATCTAAAACTACGGGAGATTACCAGGAAAAAAGCATAAATGAAGAAATAGTAAAACAGGATATAAATCATTCGTCTGTTTTAGAGTATTTTTCAAAAGGAGAACAAAGAAAAATTATCTGTTTTGTAGCCATCAAAGAACATTGTTACGATTTGCAAAAGGAGTTCCTGCTTGATGGTATTGAAACCGCTGTTATTACGGCCAGTGCTACACC